ATAAGAAAAACAAGCATGGAAGGGGTTAAGGATATTTCGGAAAAATCCTTAGACTTTGTTTATATTGACGGCAATCATTTATTTGATTTTGTTATGGAAGACATTATTCACTGGTCGCGTCGTGTCAGATCAGGAGGAATTATAGCCGTTCATGATTTCCATTACGGGTCTAATGTTGAGGTAGTTGAAGCGGTAAATGCTTACACAAGGGCGAATCATATAGATCCGTGGTATGTTACAAAGGAATCACAACCTACGGCATATTGGGTAAAACCGTGAAAATATCTATTATCAAAACAAATAACTTTAAACCTTGGACACAACATTATGCCAGGATTATAGCAATCAATAAGGCAAGGGGAGAAAAGTTAATTTGTTCAGATATTGATCATATTATTACAGAGAAATTAATCAAGTTCATTTTAAATACTTATTATGACGTTGTAAGGTTTCAAAGAAGATTCGGAATACTTGACGAACGCGGGAATTTAAAAACCGACAGGGAAACCATGATAGATTATGGCGCTGAACCAGGTCGCATCAACAGGAGGGGTTGTAGGATACCACCGCCGGGCAATGTATTTGCTATATCGAAAAGGTTGCTTGTATCTACCCAGAACAGCATTGGTAGGTTTTGGCACATACTCAAGAAAAAAGCAAAATCAGGAGAAATCAACTTTTGCAAAACAGACGACAGGCCGCTTGTATATATGTTTCCTGTTGGTAGATATTGCGGTGACACAGATGCCGACCCGTTGGGTTTATTTCATGGATTAAGCCGAAGCCTAAAGGAATATAAGGATGCAGAAAGACAATGCGGAGCAAGATAATATAAGACTGTCGATTATCATACCTGTTCTCAACAGCCATGAGATTGTCAGGCGGCAGATAGAGCATTTCCGTAAAATGAATTTGCCAGATGATGTTGAATTAATTATTGTGGATGATGGAAGTGATCCGCCGTTAGAGAGCGAGTATGCAGATTAGAATTATCAAAACAAACGACACAAGACCCTGGACACAGCCAAAGGCAAGGAATATCGGAGCGGCTAACGCCAGGGGCAATACGCTGCTATTTACAGATATAGACCATGTGATAGACAAGGAAGCCATAGAGTTTGGCAGGAACTTTAAATATGAATATGGCAGATTCAAAAGAGAGCTTGCTGTTCTTGATGCAAATGGCAATTTAACACAAGACCGAGATGTTCTTGCAGAATGGGGAATCGTGCCGACAAGAGGTTTGCATATTAGTTGTCATGTTTTAAGTATGTTTATCAAGGCAGATGTTTTTAATCAGATCGAGGGGTTTCGGGAAAAAATAGGGAAGCATCCAACGCATGATGATGGCAACATGAAAAGAAAATTGAATAAAGGCAATTTTACAAAATGCCCTGATAACGAGCGGCCTAAAATTTATGTAATACCTAACGGAAGATTTATCGGTGGGAAAGACGCAAACCCGTATGGATACTTTCACGACTTATGCAGATAAAAATTATAAAAACTGGCGACACAAGACCTTGGACTGAACACAAAGCACGCAACATTGGCGTAAGAAATTCAAGGGGTGAATACTTACTGATGATAGATGTGGATTATATCTTGCCTAAAGAAACAATAGAGAAAGCCTTGAGATTCACAGGTCAAAGGATGGCAATAAAAAGGCGGTTTGCCGTGCTTGATAAAAACGCAGATGTTATGGATGACCCCGCAACCCTTGCCAAGTGGGGGTTGAAAGACCGATGGATAAGAAAGGGAGAGGTTGGCGGTCATAGAAGTCAGTTTTTAATGAGGAAAGATTTGTTTTGGGGAATGGGCGGTTATAACGAAAGACTGGATGGTAAATGGCGCAGAACAGGCGGAGCCGGTGAAAAGTTTTGGAGAAAATGGCAACGCCTTGAAAAGCGCGGAAAAGTCCGCATGGACAACGATAAGCTGAATATGTTTATGTTTCCTACTGGCAAGTTTTGTGATTCTGAACGCAACGTATTTTGTGGATTAAATCAATGCGAGAATTAAGCGTAATAATTCCAGCAAGGAATGAAATGTTTCTCGCAAGAACCATTGAGGATATCCTTGAAAATATCGAAGCTGACACAGAGATTATTGCTGTATGTGATGGCAACTGGCCTGATCCTCCAGTGTTTGACCATCCGAGGGTTACTATTATATTCAACCCCGTATCTATTGGGCAGAGGGCAGCTACGAACCAAGGCGCGAGGTTATCACAGGCGAAGTTTATAATGAAAGCGGATGCTCACTGTGCATTCGGTAAGGGGTTTGATAGAATCTTAATGGAAGATTGTCAATACGATTGGACGATGATACCAATGATGTGGAATCTTCATGCGTTTGATTGGAAGTGTTTGTCATGTGGAGAAAAAACCTATCAAGGAGTTAAACCCGGTTTATGTAAGAAATGTAATGGAACTGAATTTGAAATGGTTGTTATTTGGAAACCAAGGGGGAATAAGGTCACGGTATCATGGAGATTCGACAACAACATGCAGTTCCAATACTGGCGAAAGCATAGGAAAAGACCTGAAGCGCAAGGCGATTTAATCGAAACCATGTCGTTTATTGGTGCGTGTATGTTAATGCATCGTGATAGATATTGGGAACTTGATGGACTTGATGAAGCTCACGGTTCATGGGGACAATTCGGGACAGAGATTGCATGCAAGACTTGGCTCTCAGGTGGAAAACTAATCACGTCAAAGAAGACTTGGTTCGGGCATATGTTTCGGACGGGTAACTTTAAAGGATCCGGTATTAATGGTGGATCATTTCCGTATCACATATCTGGAACTGCTCAAGAATACGCAAAGAAATACTCAAGGGATTTGTGGCTGAACGATAGATGGCCTAAAGCTAAGTATCCTCTATCGTGGCTTGTTGATAAATTCAAACCAGTTCCGGATTGGCACGAGGAGCAAAATGATAGGCGATAGGTGTAAAAACTGTTTATGGTGGGATAACCAGCATCCATACGTTGCGACGATACCCAAAATGCTGGAAAAAAACAACCCAGGCTTATGCCGAAAGCATAAGCCAGGAGTTTTAGCAATAGATAAATATTACTATGGCACTCAGCCGGTAATGGACGCCCAAGAGTTCTGCGGAGAATTTAGGGAGGATAAATAATGGGATGCCCATCGTTTGTGATAATAGGAGAAAACCTGGTTTTCAGCATTGCAACGCACGATCCTGATACCGGAGTTTTAACAGATGCCGATGCAGCGCCGAGTTATCGAATTTATGAAGATGAAACAGCAACAGCGATTTTAACCGGCAATATGGCGATACTTGATACCGGAAATACTACGGGCTTTTATACTGAATTGATTGCTTGCACGGCGGCCAATGGCTTTGAGGACGGAAAGTCGTACACGATCTATATCGAAGCAACCGTGGACGGAGACACAGGTGGGATCAGTTACGCTTTTACGGCTTATTCGCAATTAGGCGGCGCAACAGCCGGGGCTATCACATATGCGTACACACTGACGGACTCTGTTACTGGCAACCCAATAGATGGGGCGAGCGTGTGGGTCACAACTGACAGTGCGGGCACGGATATTATCGCATCCGGCACAACAAACGATAGTGGAGTGGTCATGTTCTATCTTGATGCAGCTACTAGGTATTTTTGGAGATCGCGCTCTGGGTATAATTTTGACAATCCCGATACAGAGGTGGTGAGCTAAATGTCAGGTACAGGCACAGGCACAGCGGTTACAGGAACATCGTCATCAAGTGGTTTGGTTATAGCACCAACGATTGAACCCGTATCGCTTCAGGATATGAAGAACCATTTGTTGCTGGATTCAGGCTCGTTTGATGACAACCTGTCGTTCGTCCAGTCCATAGTTCCTGGGGATCATGTTATAGCAGCCGCCTACACACTGCTTGGTGCGTCTGCCAACGTGCTTGGATTCTCAGCGGAAGTGGTTCTTGACTCAGGCACAAACGGTGCTACCGGCACGGTGGACGTTAAGATACAGGACTCGGACGACAACACTACGTTTGCTGATTGGTCAGGCGGTGCGTTCACTCAAGTAACCACTGCAAACGATAATGCCATTCAGACCATAGCTTACACGGGGTCCAAACAATACATCCGCGTGGTCGCTTCTGTTCTGCTTGCCACCTGTGACTTTGGCGTGAGCATTATCAAGTACGCATCCAACACTACCCAGGACACATTGCTGTCCACGCTGATAACAGCAGCTCGCCAACAGGCAGAATCCGTTACGCAGAGAAAGTTCATTACACAAACCTGGAATCTGTACCTTGAAGAATTTCCACCGGGAGATTCATTTATCATTCCATTCGGGAATCTCACATCGGTTGTGTCTCTGGCCTACAAAGACTCCGATGGGGATAGCACAACCATGACGGCCACGACCGCGTATCTTGTTGATACCAGCAGTGATCCCGGTCGCATAGTCCTCCCCTATGGCGTAAGCTGGCCGTCATTTACTGCGTATCCGTTCAAGCCCATCACCTGCCAGTTCGTATGCGGATATGGCGGGACGGCATCGGCTGTGCCTGCTGGAATAAAAACAGCAATTAAAATGATGGTGGAAGAACTCTTTAACCATCGAGATGCTATATATGAGCTGCTTAATTCTGGTAGTATTGTCGAGAATAGGGCAGTTCAAGCGTTATTGTGGCCATACCGCTTATGGACGGAGATGTAATGCAATCAGGGGATCTCAAACATAGAATACAGTGTGAGGCTCAGACTCGCGCATCAAACAGCATGGGGGGGGCCACTGTGACCTGGACGACCATCTTCACAGGACACTGCGCCCTGTGGCCGCTGAAAGGGATGGAAACCTTTGAGGGTGGTAGGAGTGTAGCAGTGGCCACACATCGGCTCAGGATACGATACCGCAAGCCGTTTAAGGCAACCTGGAGATTCAAGGAACTGTTTACCGATAAATACTATAGCATCGTAACAGAACCGATTGATATGGGCGATAGGCACCAGTGGTTGGAGATGATGGTAAAGGAGACACGGCCTTGAAGAATTTCAAAACGGGCTTATACACTCTATTCACATCTACCCCAGGTGGTTCCAATTACGCTTTCTTTACCGATATTGGTGGGCGGCTGTACGATACAGTAGCACCAAACGGTGTGTCACTTTCTAACGGGCCGTATGCGGTTTATTCGATTATGACGGACGTGGACTATGACACGTTTACAGAAAACATGGTGTATGTGTTCCTCCAGTTTTCGCTTTATTCAGGTGATGTAAATGATTCATCAGAAATAATGGACATGGATACTCACCTGTCTACTATGATAAAAGACAAAGTGTGGACTGTAACCAATGAGACTATTGTGTATTGCCACCGGCAGCAGGGCAATGGGCCTAACATTATTCCGGCAAACACTGAGGCCGGCACAGGGGAATATTGGCAGACAACCGTGGACTACGAGGTTCTGATAAACAGGGCATGATTCCTACTTACAAAAAAGACAAGGACGGCAACACAATATATGTTGGGGATAGGCTTAGAGCCGCCGACATTAATAATCCGGGCAACTGTGATACGGGAACTGTAAGACATTTGTGGGGGTTTGATGAGATGTATGAGTTCTGCCTGTTTTCTCAGGCAGGCATCTACCCATTGGCGGCGTATAAATCGGCTGGTATAGAAAAACTGTGACCTGTTGGGAGGCGGGCAAACTATGTTAAGTATTGTAATTCCGGTGTACCAAAATCACGATCTCACACATGAGTGTATTTATTCCATCATGGAGAACACTCAGGATTACGAAGTTGTAATCATCGACAACGGCTCGGACCCAGCATATAAACCACCTTTTATTATGAATGGGGGAACTGTCCTAATCCGCAATGAAGAAAACCTTGGTTTTTCAGTTGCTGCAAACCAGGGCATTAAGGCTTCAACCGGGGATGTCATTGTGCTTTTCAACAATGACGTTATTGTAACACCGGACTGGGCGAACATTCTCTTATCGTATCTGGAAGAAGATTTTGACATCATAGCGCCCATGACCAACTTTGTTGCCGGAATTCAAAGCGTTGCGATTGAAAGTTATGATAACCTGGATCAGCTAAACGCAGCGGCTACAGCGTTTACTGAAGAGAATCGAGGCCATGCCACAGAGGTTAATTTTGCTGTTATGTCCATGTTTATAAAGCGCGAAGTGTTTGAGTCTATTGGATACCTGGACGAATCTTTATGGCCGTCTTGTGGTGAGGATATAGATTTGGGCTTCAGGGCGCGTGAGAAGGGATTTAGGATAGGCGTTGCCCACGATGTGTACATTCACCACTATGGCAGCAAGACCTTTGAGCTATTGGCTAATGAGGGCAAGCTGGATTACGATGCAGTGGTTAAACAAAACGATAAACACCTCGCAGAAAAATGGGGTGAGGACTTTTGGAAGAATCAGATAGTGTATGAAACCAAACAGGTGGGGGTTAAAGATGGTCTGAGGTTAAACCTTGGATCTGGTGGATACAATATGGAGGGATTTGTCAATATTGATCAGTTCGAGCGGGTAAAACCTGATATCGTAGCCAACGTGACAAACCTTGAGTATGGTCCGAATACTGTTGACGAGATATATTGTGGTCATCTCCTCGAACACCTTACCTGGAACGAAGGGCAGAACGCATTGACGCATTGGTTAAGGATCCTAAAGCCTGGTGGTGAGATATTCATAGTGGTGCCCGATTTTGAAGTACTGGCACAAAAGTTTCTTGCTAACCCAACACCAAACGAGATGATCTACATGAACAACATCTACATCTATTCGTATGTTCAGGATTCTTTGCACAGATATTGTTACTCTGCAAGCCTATTGAAGTACGCAATGGAGACTGTAGGATTTACCAACCTTGAGAAGATGCCACTGGAACATCCTTACTATGTTGAGAGTGTGGACTGGCAATGTGGTTATAGGGGAATTAAACCATTAATGGTATTTAGCAATAAATCGGAGTCTACTGTGAATACTCGTGTACGGGAGGACATGAATTATGATCTGTAGAATATGCGAAACAAAATGTATTCAATTCCTTGACCTTGGGAAACAACCTATCGCAAACAACTTTGTGTCTAAGGATCAGTTCAAAGATGAACAGTTCTATCGCTTGACAGTTCATTACTGTCCGGAATGTCTTACTATCCAGCTTGGTGAGCACCCAAGCATGAAGTCAGTGTT